AATAATTATGTAAAGATGCCTGAGTATGTCACTAGTGTGATTAAGGTATTCCCATTTGTATCTAAGAACGTAACTAACTTATTTGATGTTCGTTATCAGTGGAGACTTAACGACCTTTGGGATCTAACCAATACAGAAATCTTAACCTATGAGATGGTTAACCGTAGACTAGAAGACATATATTTCTTATTAGAGGGACAGAAGCAAACAAGATTTCAGTTAAGAGGAAACAAACTTTACTTAGATCTAGACTGGAAAACTGATGTCAATACAGATGACTTCCTAGTTCTGGAATGTTATCGTGCTATTGATCCGACTGCAGATACAGCAGTATACAATGATATATGGATGAAGAGATATGTGTCTGCCTTAATTCAAAGACAGTGGGGTGCCAACTTAATCAAGTTCCAAGGAGCACAGTTACCAGGTGGAATTACTATGAACGGTGAGTTCATTTATAACGAAGGTAAAGAGAAGGTACAAAAACTAGAAGACGAAATGCTCACAGTCTATGAGACTATGCCTATGGATATGATTGGCTAATGGCAAGATCCACTTACTTCACACATGGCACTAGGAACGAACAGTTCTTATTGCAGAACTTAGTAGAAGAGCATCTCAAAATGTTTGGGATGGATATACTCTACTGCCCTAGAGAGATCATGCAGACTGATGGTGTCTTTAATGAAGAAGTAATTGGTGAGTTTAATGATGCATATATTATTGAAGCATACCTAGAGAACCCAGATGGATTTGCTGGCAATGGAGATCTACTCACAAAGTTTGGTGTAGCACAGCAAGATGAAATAACTATGGTTATCTCTGCTCAGAGATTTTCAGATCTTATATCTCAATTCCTTTTACTGGATCCAGATTACAAAGCACCTGAGAGACCACAAGAAGGTGACTTAATATATTTCCCATTAACAAGTAATTACTTTGAAATAAAATTCGTAGAGCATGAAGAACCTTTCTACCAGTTAGGTAAAGGTTACGTATATAAACTGAAGGCAGAACTATTCGAGTACAGCGACGAGCAAGGAGATATATTTGATAGTGATGAGGAACTCGTGGATTACGGTTACACTATCAAGCATTACTATCTACCTATCAATGGTACTACTGCTGAGGGAAATGCTACATTACTAAGTGGAGCAATAGATCAAATTTATATTAGTAATAATGGTAGTAAGTATAATGAAGCACCCACAATTACTATTGGTGGAGATGGAACGGATGCAGCGGCTACTGCATATCTTGCCAACGTAACTTTAAGTGGTGGATCTCCAACATCATCTGCTATTATTAGAGCAACAGTTAAAGAGGGTGAGATTAGATCTGTACAAATTGTAGATGGTGGGGCAAACTATGATGAGGACAGAGTATCTCTTGTTGTTAGTGCTCCTGATAGTCCTGGTAGATACGCAACGTTAACTCCTACTTTTACTAATGGAACATTGACTGCAATTAATATTGTAAACGGTGGTTCTGGATATAAGAGTGTAAAGATAGTTGATGTTACTAATGGAGGTTCTGGATATACAACTACGACAGTAACATTCTCTTCTGCACCAGCTGGAATCACAGGAGCATTCACAGTTCCTGAGACAGTTACTGGTAGTACTACTGGCACTACTGCTAACATGGTACAGTGGGATGCACAGGAAGGTTGGGTCAAACTGAAGTCTCCAACTGGATCATTTGCAATAGGTGAATCAATGGTTGGTTCAGAGTCTGGGGCTACAATTATGATAGATAGTTATGATGAGCAAGCAACTGCTGATCCTAAATACTCTGAAGCTGTCACTTTTGAGACACTTGCTGATGACATTTTAGACTTCAGTGAAACAAACCCATTCGGAATAGCAGGTAACTTATAATGTTAGGTGCATACACATACAATAAAATTATTAGAAAGTGCGTCATAGGATTTGGAACACTCTTCAATAATATAGAATGTAGAAAAGAAAACAAAGACGGATCAATTTATAGTAGGATGAAAGTTCCTCTAGCATACGGTCCTCGACAGAAATTTTTAGCAAGACTAGAACAACAGGCAGATCTTAACCAGAAGGTTGCAATAACAGTTCCCCGTTTATCTTTTGAGATGACAGGTATCTCTTATGATGGATCTCGCAAATTAAGTCCTATAACATTACAGCTAAAGACAGATACTAATAACGCAGTTAAAAAACAATACACTCCCGTTCCATATAATATTGATTTTGAATTAAATGTAATTTCAAAAACAAATGATGAGACATTAGAAATTCTAGAACAGATAGTACCTGTCTTCCAACCATCGTATCAGATGACAATTAAGTTAGTTGATGCTATGGCAGACTATAGAGATATACCTATTATATTGAATAGTATATCCTATAGTGATGACTACGAAGGAACATTTGATGACAGGAAAATTACTCTTGTCACCATGACCTTCACCTGTAAAACATACATCTTTGGTCCTGTTGGAACTGCTGGTCCCATCAAGAAAGCAAAGGTCGATATGTATACAGATATGCCTAATGCTGCAACTACAAGACAAGTTGCTTATCAGGTTGAACCAAAGGCACTTACCGACAAAAACAAAGATGGTACTACAGAACTTGCAGGTGCTATAACCTCAAGAAACCTATCCATTGAAGTTGCAGACTACAGCAACATTCCTACTCAATCTTATATTGAGATTGGTAATGAAGTAATGTATGTCAAGAGTAAAACTTCTCCAAACAAACTCTCTGTTAGGAGAGCACAGAATGGAACCACTGCTGCAGCTGCAACTGCAGGTACACCTATTGATCTAATAGATGCTGCCGATGATGCATTGCTAACTAGTGGTGATGACTTTGGATTCTCGGAGACTACTTCTTATTATGAGTGATGAACTAGATAAAGCATTTGATATTGTAGAAACAGTATCAGATGTAACACCCCAACCAGAGGTTTCTAAACCTCCGAAGAAGGTGGATGGAAAAGACGAGGTACAAGATGACTATGAATATGCCCGATCAAACCTTTACCTATTGGTGGATAAGGGACAAGAAGCTGTCAACGGTGCTCTTGATTTGGCTATGTCTTCTGATCACCCTAGAGCATATGAAGTTGCTGGACAACTCATCAAGCACGTAGGTGATGTAGCAGACAAACTTATGGCACTACAGAAGGACAAGAAAAATGTCAAAGAAGAGAGTGCTAAGAAGGTGGTAACTAACAACTCATTATTTGTTGGTAGTACTGCTGATCTTCAGAAGATGCTAAAAGATGCATCGAAGAAGAACGATAAATAAACAAGTAAAGGACTAATTAAACTCATGGTTATTCATGTACTAGCCGCTGAAGGAGATCTTACATCCGCAAGTAATGTTGGTAATGCAACTCTAGTTCGTTTATATAACGGACATAGTGCAGTATCAGTAATTACAAGAAAGGATTCAGGTGGTACTACTATTGGATCTTTTACAGTTACCGTAGGTGCTGTGGAAGTTGTTCAAAAAGATGCTACCGACACACTCGAAGGATCAGCTGGTGGATCAGCTATTAAAGTTGCAAAGATAGGTTATACTAGATGACAACTAGGATCCCTACAATGTATGGAAGGTACTATGTTCTCACATGCGTATGGCGTGGTAGAGAATTTGATATCACTGTCTTTAGATCTAAGTTACAAAAACTTCAAAGACCTCAAGCACAGCGTATCGCTCAGAGTATCTACCCTAACAGTAAGGTGATCAAGTTTCATGAATCTGATCCTACTGACGGACCTGTTATACTAGCAACAGAAGGTTCATTAGCACAAGCAAAAAGAAATATCGGTAGAGATCCCGATAAGAAAACTTGTTGGAAAGGATACAAGGCAAAAGGAACTAAGATGAAGGGCGGTAAGTCAGTACCAAACTGTGTCAAAGAACTTGCTGACTTCATGGATGAAGCAAAGTCAAAATCCAAAAAGAAAAAGACCCAAGTAAATGATGAAGACAAACATGATGCAGGTAACTTACCACCTGCAATGGGAGGAATTTTTGGAGAGGGTGCTGCATGGACAAAGAAGTCTGGTAAAAATAAAGAAGGTGGTTTAAATGAGAAAGGGAGAAAATCTTATGAAAGAGAAAATCCTGGTTCTGATTTAAAAGCACCATCTAAAAAGAAAGGTAACAAGCGAAGAGCAAGTTTCTGTGCTAGAATGAAAGGCATGAAAAAGAAACTTACTTCTAAGAAGACTGCATCTGATCCAGATAGCAGAATAAACAAATCTCTAAGAGCGTGGAACTGTTGATCATGAAAACAAGAATAGACGAATTAAAATCTGAACTCCGAGTAGTAGAGGCATTTCGAGATGTTGGGCGTGCCCAAGTCTTGAAATCCATGCTACAGTATGAACTAAAGAAGGAGGAGTTTAGTCATGAGCGAGGTACCAGAGGATCGTTTAGATCTTGATTGGATTGATTACGAAGGAGTAATCGGTTACGATCAAATTGAAAAACAATTTACACTTCAGTTAAATCATCATCTGTATTGGTTTGCTACCAAACAGGAAGCTGAAGAATTTTTTATAGCACATGCCGACTAACAACACAGATTTTTACTTAGGGAATCCCAACCTTAAAAAAGTCGGGACAGATATAAATTTTACCCAAGAGCAAATACAGGAATACCTCAAGTGTAAAGAGGATCCTGTATATTTTGCTATGAATTATATCAAGATTATATCTCTTGATGAAGGTATCGTGCCATTTAAAATGTGGGACTTTCAACAGGAGTTGATCGAGAAGTTCCATAAGCACAGATTTAATATCGCAAAGTTACCTCGACAGACTGGTAAGTCCACCACGTGTGTGTCTTATCTACTTCACTATGTCTTGTTTAATGACAATGTGAACGTTGGTATTCTTGCAAACAAATTATCCACAGCTAGGGATTTGCTTGGAAGATTACAACTTGCTTATGAACAGCTGCCCATGTGGATGCAGCAAGGTATCATAACATATAACAAAGGATCAATGGAGTTAGAAAATGGATCTAAAATCTTGGCTGCGTCTACCTCTGCTAGTGCAGTCCGAGGTATGTCTTTCAACATTATTTTTCTGGATGAGTTTGCCTTTATACCTAATCATATTGCCGAGCAATTCTTTAGTTCTGTATATCCTACTATCACTTCAGGTACCAAAACAAAAGTCATAATCATTAGTACCCCTAATGGTATGAACCACTTTTATAAGTTGTGGGTTGATGCACAGAAGAATAGAAATGGATATGCATGGTCAGAGGTTCACTGGTCTAAAGTGCCAGGTAGAGATGCTCAATGGAAACAAACAACCATTGCTAACACATCAGTTAGACAGTTTACACAAGAGTTTGACTGTGAGTTCCTAGGATCTGTTGATACATTGATAGCAGCATCTAAGTTAAGAACGCTGACCTATGATGATGTAATGACCACCAATGCAGGTCTTGATGTATATGAAAACCCAGTAGATAATAATGACTATATTATATGCTGTGATGTATCACGTGGATTAGCACAGGATTACTCTGCCTTTGTGGTTATCAATATTTCTAAAGCACCGTGGAAACTGGTGGCAAAGTATAGGAGTAATGAGATTAGACCTATGCTATTCCCGAACGTTATTTACAACGTTGCAACAAATTATAATAAAGCACATGTATTAATAGAAGTAAATGATATAGGAGAAGCAGTTGCTTCAAGTTTATTTTACGATATAGAATATGAAAATGTATTGATGTGTGCTATGCGTGGTAGAGCAGGGCAAATTGTTGGACAAGGATTCTCAGGTAGCAAAACACAGATGGGTGTCAAAATGAGTAAGACTGTCAAAGCACAAGGATGCTCTAACCTCAAGACATTAATAGAAGATGATAAGTTGCTTGTTAAGGATTATAACATCGTAGCAGAGTTAACTACATTCATACAAAACAAACAAAGTTTTGAGGCAGATGAGGGGTATAATGATGATCTTGTAATGTGTTTAGTAATTTTTGCTTGGTTAGTACAACAGGAATATTTCAAAGAATTAACAGATCAAGACATCAGAAGAAGGATATATGAGGAGCAAAAGAACCAAATAGAACAAGACATGGCACCATT